GCACCACTCTTCTTGATGATGCTGCTGTGATAATTGACGCATACAATGCAGACGCCAAAGCAGATAACAAGAAGGTTGTATCTTGCCGGATGGTTTTACGTGCTCTTGGTGATGGTGAGAGTGCTGGGATTCCAATGGGTGCCACGCAGGGATCCATGAGTGGACTTGGTTATTCTCAGAGCTGGTCTATCTCAAATGGTAGTGCTGGTGAGCTTTATATGTCAAAGATGGATAAAAAGCTTCTTGGAGTCGGTGATAAGATTGGCTCTTATTCTCCGGTACAGGAACTCGTTCCAAAGGAGGAAAGCAATGAAGGGCACGACAGTACAGTTAGTTGTTAAGACTCAGAGTGGTACTGATGCCTTTGGAGCGCCTGTTTACACTGAGGAGCTTGTATCTGTGGCGGATGTACTTGTTGGAAGTCCTACATCTGATGATGTTACGAACACGCTTAATCTGTACGGAAAAAAGATTGAATATGTTCTTGGAATTCCAAAGGGAGATACGCATGACTGGATAGATGCTGAAGTAGTCATCTGGGGCGAACGCTTCAGGACGATTGGATATCCCACAACAGGAGAACAGGAAAATATTCCGCTCCGGTGGGGCCAGAATGTAAAGGTTGAACGTTATGGCTAATTTTAAGTTTGAGCTTAATACAGCCGGAGTCAGGGAACTGATGCAGAGTTCTGAAATGATGGCTATTTGTGAACAGTACGCTAATAATGCAGTTGCACAGCTTGGAGATGGCTACGAAGTGAGCACGTATGTTGGAAAAACTCGTGTGAATGCCAGTGTTATGGCTACAACCTTTGCAGCCAGGAAGGAAAATTCTGAAACTAATAGCATATTAAAGGCGGTAGGCGGATGATTGAGCAGATTATTTATGATTATTTGAAAACTTCATTAAGCGGAGACGAGATTCCGGTATATATGGAACGTCCTGCAACGCCTCCATCATGCTATGTGCTTATCGAAAAGACAGGCGGTGGAGAAGATAACCACATTCAGCGCGCAACAGTGGCAGTCCAGTCAATAAACACATCTTTACTCAATACAGCAGTTCTTAATGAAAAGGTAAAAGAGTTCATGAGGGCTGCTATTTCTTTGGATAAGATCGCAAAGGTTGAATGTAACAGTGATTATAACTTTACGGACTCATCCACAAAAACATACCGATATCAGGCAGTTTTTGATATCAAATACTATTTATAGGAGGATAAACAAATGGCTGATAATAATGTAGCTCATGTTACAGCAGGCAAGCCGAAAGTTGGCGGTGCCATTTATCGTGCACCTCTTGGAACAAGTCTTCCAACAGATGCCAGCTCAGCACTCTCAGCAGCTTTCAAGAATCTTGGATTCGTTTCGGAAGATGGTGTTACAAACTCAAACTCTCCGGAATCTGATGAGATTAAGGCTTGGGGCGGTGATACTGTTCTGACTCTTCAGACAGCTAAGCCCGACACATTCAAGTATACGCTTATTGAAGCGCTCAATCCTGAAGTTCTTAAGTATGTTTATGGTGATGCTAATGTAAGTGGCACTCTTCAGAGTGGTCTTACTATCACTGCAAACTCTAAGGATCAGGCAGCAAATGTAATTGTTGTAGATATGGTCCTTAACTCTGGAACCCTTAAGAGAATAGTTATTCCTGAGGGCAAAGTTTCAGAGGTTGGAGATATCGTTTACAAGGACGGCGGAGCAGTTGGTTATGAAACCACACTCACAGCTCTTCCGGACACTTCTGGAAATACTCATTATGAGTATATAGTCAGCACTGGCGTATCATCTTAAACATTGGAGGGGAACATGGTTAAAGGCAAAACAGTTGACGGATTCAAATTTTCAATTGATGAGGAAGTCCTTCAGGACTTTATGTTCCTAAAAGCCCTTAATATGGCTCAGAGCAATGATGTTTCAGAAGCTCTGGATGGAACAATTAAAATAGTTTCCTGCATCTTCAATGATGATGTTAAGGAAAAAGAGTTCTATGAATTCTTAAAATCAAAACATAACGGACGCGTTCCGGTAAATGTGCTCTCAAATAATGTCAGAAGCATGATTCTGAAGCTACAGGAGAGCAAAGATGTAAAAAAATCTTAATCCTTTCAACCTTGATGGCTGCTGATGAGGATGCTCTTATATGTGACTTAGCTGAAACATATGGGATTTTAGATATGTGGTCGTTGCCGGTTCTTACGGTAGCGACCCTTTCTATAGGGTTGAAAGGTGATTCTAGAATAATGCGAAAAGTGACCGCCCAGCCAGCAGAAGACAAGATTATGTTATTAGCTGGAATATTGGACAGATTGTCATTCCTCGCATGGACAAAAACGAAAGACGCACAGACGGGACGAAATCGTCCTGATTCTGTATTAAATAAGCTATTGAATGGCAATAAGAAGCCGGATAGAGGATTTGAAGTATTCGATTCCGGTGAGGAATTTATGGAGCGCCTTAATCAATTGCGGAAAGGATAAACAATGCCAGAACTTGGAAAAGCATACGTGCAGATAATTCCATCAGCAGAAGGAATAAGTGGCTCCATTGAGTCAACACTTGCACCTGAAGCACAGTCAGCAGGTTCAAAGATAGGCGCTTCACTTGGTGGAAGCATTGGAACTGCTATCAAGGGTTCGGCTGCTTTAATTACTGGGGCAGCAGTTGGAGTGACTGGAGCAGTTGTCAAAGGTTCCGCTGATCTTGCTTCTTATGGTGACAATATTGATAAGATGTCTCAGAAAATGGGCATTTCAGCACAGGGATATCAAGAGTGGGAAGCAGTTATGCAGCACTCCGGTACTTCCATGGAAACAATGAAGGCTTCCATGAAAACCCTTGCCAATGCTGTGGAAAATGGTAACGACTCTTTTGAGCGTATTGGAATATCTCTTGAGGATCTTGAAAATATGTCCAATGAGGATATTTTCAACGCTACCATAGCAGGACTTCAGAATGTTGATAATGAAACGGAGCGTACATATTTAGCTGGTCAGCTTCTTGGAAGAGGTGCCACAGAACTTGGAGCACTTCTGAACACGTCAGCTGAAGATACTCAGGCCATGAAGGACAGAGTGCATGAGCTGGGTGGCGTTATGTCTGATGAGGCTGTCAAGAATGCTGCTGCCTTCCAGGACAATCTCCAGGATCTGCAAACAGCTTTTGCAGGTGTTGGACGTGGAATCTTTGCGGAACTCCTTCCCGGTATGAATGAAATCATGGCAGGCTTTACTTCACTTATTGCAGGTGAAGAGGGCGCTTCCGAAGCTATTTCCAACGGATTTAATTCATTATTTGATTCTCTGACGGATATCACTAGCAATATTGTTTCGACTATTTCGGATATGCTTCCCGGCATGGTAGAAGGCTTTGCAACAATACTTCCGGAAGTAATAACTATGGCTGCTGATTTAATTATTTCAATCGGTCAGGCCATCATTGACGCACTTCCAACTATTATCACAGTTGTTTTGCCAGCTCTTGCCCAGGCAGCTATTGAGATAGTTATAGCTCTTGGACGTGCTCTGGTGGAAGCAGCGCCTCAGCTTGTAAGTGCTGGGCAGCAGCTTATCTCAACATTAAAGACTTCAATCAATCCCTCTGAACTGCTCAGCAAAGGGCAGGATATGATTACAAACGTGTTGAATGGTATCACAAATGCACTTCCGGGACTCTTGCAGTCAGGTGTACAGATAATTCTTAGTATTGCTAATGGAATATTGAGTAATCTTCCACAGCTAATCACTACAGCATATAGTCTGATAACATCGTTTGTTGGATTCCTGCTTCAGAATCTTCCGACCATATTGCAGGCTGGAGCTGACTTACTGCTTGGACTTGTTAATGGTATCATCAGCAACCTTCCAGAGATAGTAATAGCAGCTGTGCAGGGTGTGACTCAGTTTATCACAACTATTGCAGGAATGCTTCCGCAGGTTCTCCAGCAAGGTATTGAGATAATATTCAAGCTCATTGCAGGACTTGTCCAGGCTATCCCGGATCTTATCGCAGCTATCCCTCAGATAATTTCTGCAATTGTAGATACAATTATGGAAGTTGACTGGCTTCAGCTTGGTTTAGATATCCTTGATGGTATCGCAAAAGGTATTACAAACGGAGTATCAAACCTTATTAGCGCACTATGGGGAGCTGTTAGTGATGCTATCCAATGGGTTAAAGACCAACTTGGAATTAAGTCTCCTTCAAAGCTGATGGCTGATGTCATCGGTAAAAACATGGCTCTTGGTATTGGAGTAGGCTTTGAGGACAATATGCCGGACGTAGACATGGCTGATGCTGTTCTTGATACTACTGGAAGCATGGAGACAGCTGTGCAGAGTGGCGTGGTTAATAGTGCGGATAGAATTGATTACATGGCAATTTATGAAGCAGTAAAGGCAGGAGCAGAAGCAGCAAATCTCATCATTGACCTTGATGGACGTGAAGTGACAAGAACGCTTAAAGGGTTAGGAGTGGCAATGGCATGAACATTAATTTGACTTATATCAGCGATAATGGCATATCTTTTCCACTTGTCGCAGAATCAATGTATATAAAAGAAGGTTCTTTTCATGAGTATGCATGGAATCCTGAGACTGTAAAATATAAGCTTGGAGACCTTCTTAAGATATTCACCAAAGACGCACAGCAGTATAGCTGCACACTTGCATTCTCAGGGGCTCAGTCAGCAAGAGAGAGTAGCATTGAAGCAATTCATGACGCATGGGAGCATGATATTATGCTTCAGAAGCCCGGTAAGCTTGTCTGGAATAATTACTCGATAGAGTGTTATTTTATACAGTCGAAAACCTATTCCAATAAAAGCAATACAAGGACGCTCAATGATGTCACCATCTACTGTCCTTATCCCTTCTGGACTAAAGAAACTAAATACGAAATTCATGCCACAGGGGCAGACCAGATTATTGACGGACTTGATTTTCCGTTTGACCTGCCATGTGATCTTGGAGTCAGCGGTTACAGAAGAGTCATAACATTTGACACTTCCATTCCGCTTGATTTCAGGCTTGTATTCTATGGAGTCATAACAACACCGAGTATCAACATAAACGGACATTTATATGAAGTGCAGGTAACAGTTCCGCAGAACTCAACGCTCACAATCTCCTCAATCGAAAAGAATGATAGAGAAAAGGGCGTAGTGATGACTTATCCCAGTGGAACGCAGACCTCAGTACTATATGCACGAAACCGCGACAGCTACATCTTTGAGCCGATTACTCCAAAGAATGGGCAGATAATTATCACTACAGCACAGACAATGGATTTTGACCTTTATCTGGTTGAAAAGAGGAGTGAGCCTAAATGGACTTAATCTATGCTGATATAATTGAAGGATTAATAATCGACCGTGGAGTTCTTACAAATTATACTTTCGACCTATCATACGGTGCAGATGAGAATGATTTTTTGCTGACTCTTCCGCTTAGTGGAGTTAGACTATCTGAGGACCAGATTGTATATATCCCCGGAACAGAGTACGGCGGAATCATTGACTCCATCAAGGTGGACACATCAACACAGATGCTCATGTACTCCGGTCGTTCATGGCATGGGATCCTGGAGAGTAAAATTCTCTATCCTGAACCGGGTAAGGATTATATGTATGTCAGCGGTGAAGCAAATAGTGTGCTGGCAACACTCCTTGAACGAATGAACATAATCCCCGGAGATTACAACGAGCTATATGTTCAGCCGACCCATCCCATCATAACTGTATCTCAGGAAGATTCTGGAATTTTTGTTGATGCAAAGATTACTTCTGAATCAGGAAATTATGCACATGGGTACTCATTTATCAGAGACCTTCTTTACGCTTCCAGTGCAAAGCCTAAGATAATTGACGGGGTGCTTTCAGCGGAGCCACTTATGGACTACTCCAGCAGCGCAGACTTTTTGGAAGGCACAGACCAATTCACAGCAAAACATAATTACAATGCGATAAACAGACTCCACTGTCTTGGAGCAGGAGAGCTCAGAGACAGATATACGATTGACTTGTATCTGTCTGAGGGTGGAACATTGCTTCCTTATTCAAAAGAAAACCCTATTCAGGACAGTGACTATTATACGGACATTAATGCTCTTGCTGAGTCTACTGATCCGGAAGATGTTGCCAACTTTACCGAGATAACTCAGAACATGGTAACAGGAGCAAAGGAAATATCTGATATTTACGATTATCCAAATGCTTCAGTTACATATCATTATGTATTGCAGGATGCACAACCGGATGATTGGAGCACGGACTTAACGCCAGATATTGCAGAATTAAAAGATAAAAAGTGGGGATTCCAACAGTACTACTATCAAGACCCCGAGGACGATTCAAAATTTAAAACGGTCGAAAAGCCCGATTTAGATTATGATTATCAATTACAACTCACAATGCCCGAGGATTGGAGCTCTAATTTTGGTGATTACT